AGTATTGATTTTAAAATAAATTCGGGAACCACATTATATGTTTGTGGTAAATCACCGATGGTATCGGGTGATGTAATATATTCGATGGGATTACCTTGTGTTGACAACACTTGTATATTACCAACTCCAACACCAACACCAACACAATTTAGAAACTTTAGGGTGACCAATTACGACACTGATGGTTCCATGTTAACAGGTATAACAACAAGTTTTATTTCAACGTTTAATATTGTGTATCCATTATCTAGTGGTCACACAGGAAACGGATATCTGTCAACAAATTCTATTGGTGATTATATGTCCTTTTCAATTACGGGTGGTTCAAACTACGCAATTAATGTTTATGTTAATAGTATATTATCGAGTGGTTATACAGGAATACCCCCATATACGGAAGTTTATTATTTAACACAAAGTATTGGTGGTAGTGATTTGTTATCTGTCGATATAATTGACCCTCTTAACCCTCCAACACAAACTCCAACACAAACTCCAACAAAAACTCCGACAAATACACCAACACCAAGTGTAACTCCGACATTAACACCAACAATAACACCGACCAATACAGTCACACCTACGGTAACTCGAACACAAACCCCAACAGTAACCCCAACATTAACCCCGACTAATACCGTAACCCCAACACCTAGTGTAACCCCAACATTAACCCCGACTAATACTGTTACACCAACTAAAACTGTGACCCCAACTATCACACCAACCCCAACTAGAACACCAATATATTATTTAGAACAAGCCAACGGATTTTATGTTTTACAAGCGGATGGTTCAAAACTTATTATAACATAAACTATTTATAAATAAAAAATATGCCAGATTTACCAATATCATCACTACCCGAATTAACCGCCATGACTTCAAATGCGGAATTCGTTGTTGAACAGTCAGGTACAACATACAAAGTTAAGAAAACAGTGTTATCACCATTAACAACTGCTTATGGTCTGTATTCCCAAACAGGTGATAGTGCTACGGTATCAGCAACCACTGTTGAAACGAGTATAATAGGTCCGGGTGTTGGAACATTAACAGTCCCAGCAAATGGGTTTAGTGTTGGTGATTCGTTTCAAGTATCATTCGATGGTATTTTGTCTTGTATTAACACCGCAACAATCAACATTCACGTTAGAACAACTGGTGGGGCATTACTCATTGATACAGGAGTAATAGATTTGGACACCTCAACCTCAAGGCCTTGGTTATTAACACTATATTTCACGATAAGAAAAATCGGAGGAACCACAGTTGCTTCAATATCATCCGGCGGACTATTCTCCTACCTTAAAGATGCTAGTATTACCTATGAAGGATATCCGTTAAGTGAGATTAATAATACGACATTTGACACCACAATAATCAACACATTATCAGTGAATGTCCAATGGAATACCGCTAATGTGGGAAATCAAATATTTTCAAGAAATTTTACATTAACTAAAATATTTTAAGGAGAACGATAACACTAATTAAATAAAATTATTTATCTTTTATTTTAAGTTATTATTATTAATTTAAAATAAAAAAGATGAATAAGATTTTTATACAAATTGCCGCTTATCGCGACCCCCAACTTAACATAACAATTAAGGATTGTATTAAGAACGCTAAATACCCTAAGAATTTGGTATTTGGCATTTGTAATCAACACCACCCTGATGATGAATTTAATATTGACGAATATCAAAAGGACAAAAGATTTAAAATTGAGAATGTTTTATATTCCGATTCTAAAGGAGCTTGTTGGGCAAGAAATTTACTACAACAAAGATATAGTGGTGAAACCTACACACTACAAATAGATTCCCATATGAGGTTTGCTCCGAATTGGGATGTCGAATTAATTAAAATGATTAAACAACTTCAAAAGAAAGGATTTAAGAAACCTTTATTAACGGGATATGTTTCTTCATTCGACCCGGATAATGACCCGGAAGGAAGAGTCCAAGAACCTTGGAGGATGGCTTTTGATAGGTTTATTCCGGAAGGAGCCGTGTTTTTCCTACCTGAAACAATTCCCGGTTGGCAAACATTAACAGAACCAGTTCCGGCAAGATTCTATTCAGCACATTTTTGTTTCACATTAGGACAATTTAGTGAAGAAGTTCAACACGATAATGAATTCTACTTTCATGGTGAGGAAATATCTGTAGGTGTTAGAGCTTACACTCACGGATACGACCTATTCCATCCACACAAAACATTAATTTGGCACGAATACACGAGAAAAGATAGAGTTAAATCTTGGGATGATGACAAAGAGTGGGGTAAGAAAAATGAATCCGCACATTCAAAAAATAGAAAACTATTCTCAATGGATGGTGAAGTTTATAATCCCGAAGAATTTGGTAAATACGGATTTGGTACCGAAAGAACCCTTAAAGATTATGAAATATATTCAGGTCTTAAGTTTTCAAATAGAGCCGTTCAACAATACACATTAGATAAACATTATCCCCCAAACCCCCAAGTTTTTGAAACTGAAGAAGAGTGGTTGGCAAGTTATGCGAGTATCTTCAAACATTGTATCGATATTGGATTTTCTCAAGTTCCGGAAAAGGATTACGACTTTTGGGTTGTTGCTTTCCACGATGAAAACGATGAAACTCTCTTTAGAAAAGATGCCGATATCAACGAAATTAACAATATGTTAAGAGACCCTGATGGGTATTGTAAAGTTTGGAGAGAATTTCAAACCGTTCATAAACCAAAATACTGGGTTGTTTGGCCGTTTAGTAAGTCAAAAGGTTGGTGTGATAGAATAACGGGAAATTTATAAATGTTTAAAATTAATGATGTTAGAAAAGTTGTAATAAACCTTAAACGAAGACCTGATAGATTAGAACAATTCAATCAAGAAATGAACTATATGGGTTGGGATTACGAGGTGTTTGAAGCAATTGATGGTGGTGGATATGTCGGATGTGCTTTATCTCATCAAAAAATTATTGAGGATTTTTTAAAAACCGATGATGAATATATTATGGTTTTTGAGGATGATTCTTTTTTTATGCCTTATACTAAAAATCAATTAGAAAAATCTTTAAACGAATTATCTAATCTTGATTGGGATTTTTTTCATTTAGGTCCAAGTATAAATTGCCCTGTAAATAATTTTTCAGATAATTTATTAAATTTATCTAAATTACCAGAACAAGAACCTCACCATAGAGGGATTTATAACACCGTTTGTTACATTACTAATAAAAAGTTTGCCAAAAAAATACTTGAGTGGAAAGTTAATAACCAAAAAGCTATCGACCAATTTTTTTATGAGGACATATACAATCAATTAAATTGTTACGCACCTTCAATACCGTTAGTCACACAAAAAAATGGTTTTTCAGACATTAATAATACAAACGATAATAATCATTATCTTATCACATATAATTGGAATTTATATACCCAAAACAAAATTAGTGCCTTTTATTACGACATTAATCAATGTGAAAAAGAAAAAAAAATAATAGAAAAACCAATTACCGTTATTAGTGAGATTATAGAGTCAAAATTACAATTATTAGAAGTTAAGACCGAACATAAGGTTAAATTTATTACAGCCATTTACGCTAATCTATATGGTACCGAATTAGGTGGAAGACCTAATCGTCACGGACATTATAGATGGAGTTTATTATCCATATTAAAAATGACTAACGCTGATTTCATTTGTTACACCTCAGATGAGGAATTTGATGATTTAGTTAAGTTTTTTTATATAGAGAATAACATTAGTAACGAAAAATTACAGATAGTTAAATTTAATCTGTTTAATAATGAGTTTTCTGAAATTATTAACAAATATAAAGATGTTGAGGGAATTAAACGAGGTGATAGATGTATCGAAATTCAATATATGAAATTCTTATGGTTTTTAACTGAAGATAAAACATATGATTATTATTTTTGGATTGATGCAGGATTATCCCATTGTGGATTAATACCAAATAAATACCTCTCTTTAACAGGCCCACATAACCAAGGTTATTATGAAAGTCCTTTATTTAATAATGTGTTTTTAAATAATTTAATTAAAAATACCGGAGATAAATTTACCCTTATTGGAAAAGAAAACGAGCGAAATTTTTGGTCGGGAACCGTAAATCCAATACATTTTATCGAATACAATCGAAGTATTCATATTATTGGAGGTATGTTCGGTGGTAGAAAAGAATTGTGGGAAAGAATTGTTCAATTATTTAAAGGATATGTTTATAAAGTTACCGAATACGATAACCGATTATATCACGAAGAAGATATTATGACATTAATGTTTAGAAATCACCCGGAATTATTTCACGATTATTATTTTGAAACTTGGTGGCACGAGGATGAAAGAATGGCCGGAACAGATATGGCGGAACACGTTAAAAACAATAAAAGCTTTTATAAAATATTAGAAGAATTAAATGAATAAGGTAACATTAGTAACAGGATTATGGGACATAGGTAGAGGCGACCTACAAGAGGGTTGGTCTCGTTCATTTCAACATTATTTAGATAAATTCCAACAACTATTACAAGTTGATGTGAATATGATAATCTTTGGAGATGAAGAACTAGAAAAATTTGTATCTCAACATAGAAATAACGAAAACACACAATTTGTTCGTAGAAATTTATCTTGGTTTAAAAACAACGATTTTTACGATAAAATACAATCAATTAGAACAAACCCCGATTGGTTTAACCAAGTTGGGTGGTTATCAGAATCTACACAAGCTAAATTAGAAATGTATAATCCTTTGGTAATGTCCAAGGTGTATCTTTTACACGATGCAAAGATTTTAGATAAATTTGATTCAGAATATATGTTTTGGATTGACGCTGGTTTAACAAATACGATTCACCCGGGTTATTTTAGCCACGACAAAGTTTTAGATAAATTACCAAAGTTAGTTAAGAACTTCCATTTTGTTTGTTTTCCTTACGAAACAAATAGTGAGATTCACGGATTCAAATACCAAGAATTAAGTGAATTAGCGGGAAAACCTGTTAATATGGTTGCTCGAGCAGGTTTCTTTGGTGGAAAAAAAGATGTTATATCAGAAATTAATAGTATCTACTATGGTTTAATGAACGATACATTATCTCAAGGATTAATGGGTACCGAAGAGTCATTATTTACAATTATGACGTATAAGTATCCAAATTTAATTACTTACTCTGAAATAGAGGATAATGGGTTAATGGGTAAATTTTTTGAGGATTTAAAGAACACAACCGTTGAGGTTAAATCGGAAGTATCTAAAGATGTTGTTGTTAATAATTTGGACACATCAAAAGTTGGTCTTTATGTAATCACATTTAACTCACCTAAACAATTTGAAACATTAATTAAAAGTATGTTAGAATATGATTCAGATTTTATTACCAAAACTAAAAAATTCTTATTAGATAACTCAACGGATTTATCAACTACTCCGAGATATATTGAGTTATGTGAGGAGTATAATTTTGAGCACATTAAGAAAGTTAATTTAGGTATTTGTGGAGGAAGACAATTTGTTTCAGACCATTTTAATGATTCTGATTTAGAAGTTGGAATTTGGTCGGAAGACGATATGTTTTTTCAAAATAAACCGGATGAAACTTGTAGAAACGGATTTAATCGTTATACACCAAACTTATACCAAAAATGTTTAGAGATATTACAAAAAGAAAACTTCGATGTATTAAAGTTAAACTTTAGTGAATTTTTTGGTGATAATAGTGTGCAGTGGAGTTGGTATAATACACCACAAGATTTTAGACAAAAAAATTGGCCAAATAAACCAAAACTACCGGTTCAAGGGTTGGACCCTAATGCTCCTTTAACAGAATTTAAAAATATTAAATCACATAAAGGATTACCTTACGCAACAGGTGAAATTTATTACTGTAATTGGACTCATTTTTTTACAAAAGAAGGTAATCGTAAAATGTTTCAAGAAACAAAATGGGACAGGCCTTTTGAGAATACGTGGATGTCACACATTTATCAAGAAACAATAAAAGGAAAAATCAATTCTGCTTTATTACTGTTAACACCAATAGAACACAATCGATTCGAACACTATTCCGCGGAATTAAGAAAAGAATCTTAGTTTAATATTTTATTACTTTTTCTCAAATTATCTTCAGCCCATAGAGGCTGAAGATTTGTGTAATGATAAAGTTTATAAACATCTTTTTCTGTCTTAGCTGAAGACACTGGTATTATATGGTCTAAATGCCACCCATAGTACCCATAATTGTCCCAAGACATACCTTCAGTAAATTTATTCTCAATATATCCCATTAAAAATTCATAATCACACCCAACTAAATTAAGTGTTTTAGGATTATTGTATTGTTTATTAAGTAATTGATTTATTCTTGACCTTAAAGAATTTTTAATTTTATTTTTTGGGTCTGAATTATACTCATTTATATATTTTTTCCTATGTTCTTTATTTTTATCTACCCATTTTTTAAAATATTCCGGATTATTTTTTTTATATATCCGACATTTTTCTTTGTTAATTTCAGGGTTTTCTATCCTGAATTGTTTTCCCTTTTCAGAAATTATTTTTGCATTTTTTTTATTATAATCAAATGAAGATTCATTCATACACTTTTTACATTGACCTCTATAAATGTTTGGATTTTTACTGTGTTTATAAAACTCACAAACCTCTTTTTTTTCTTTACACTTACTACATATCTTTTTTTCCATAATACTCTTTTAATAATTTATTAAGTAATGTTGATTTTTTAATTTTTTCTTTAACCATTCGGTCAAATAAATCACGGTCTAAACTTATTCCAAATTTTACCTTTCTATCTTCTTCTAATTTTGTTGGTCTTGCCATATTATATAAATATCTTGTTTTTTATTAAAGTTTCACTACAACTAATAATAAATAATTATTTTTATTTTATCAAGTATTTATAATAAAAACTTTATATGGAGTGGTTCATTAAAAAAAATTCTACTTTACCAGTTTTAAAGTTATCCATAATTAAAGATGGGAGAAGTGATTACAATAATTTTATGGAATTATTGGAAACTTCCACCATATTCTTTTCTATGGTTAATTCTGAGACGGGTATCCCCAAGATAACTTCGAGACCTGCTGGGTTTGTTGAAAAAACATTTGACGACCCCAATGCGGAACCGGAGTATTACATTTACTATCAATTTACCAAACAAGACACGAGTATTGAGGGTAGATATGAGGGCCAGTTTTTGGTTAAGACATTTGATGGGAATATTATATTACCTATCAGGGAAAAACTATACATATACGTCCAAGAATCATTCATTGCTGATGATTTAGAGTATAATACTTGTTATACATCAACGTTCCCTTGTTGTGGTAATCCAAATATTGTTGATAACCCAAATGAGAATACGATAAACATTGTTCCCCAGTATTATCCGGGGTCGATAGGTGCGTTATATACGGCAACATCAAGATATCCGGTGGATACGGATGTTACTGTTACATTTAAAAATGTTTTAGGTGTAACAACAGGTGACCCGGTTATTATTAACACTTCAGTGACAATTTATACCGGTAGTAAAGAAGGTATTACGGAACTAATTATTGAGGACGATTTTGATAGATTAAATTTATACACATTATTCTCTGATGTGGTATTAACCACCAATAGTGATTCTCAATACGATAATGTTACTATAATAGATAGACCAATAGTTATCGAACCAATACCACCAAGACCAAGACCAAAATATGTTACCGCAACTGTTATAAGTTGTTGTGATGGTAAAGAAGGTTGTATGTCTGATATCCCAACAAATTTAAACATTGTTGTAGGTAATAGTGTCTTAGGTGATGATGGATTATGTTATGTTATTCAACAATTTAATACTATAGAGTGTGAAACAACAGTTTCTTTTAATCAATCATATTATAAAGATTGTAAATATTGTACGTCAAAATATCCGTGTAATGTTATAAATACAACACCTACACCAACACCTACGGTTACACCAACACATACTCCAACACCAAGTCCAACAAAAAATTGTGTGGGACCTACATTAAGTACGGTTTTAAATAGTAGTGGGAACACATTTTTAGTTTATTTTAATATAACTAACCCTTGTAGTACAATTTTAGTTAATTGGTCATCAGATAACATTAATTGGAATAGTACCTCAGGTGGTTGTTCGTCACCAAGAAGTATTACTATTCCAAATCCGTTACCCCCAACAATATATTTTAATGTAACTCAAAATAGTAGTGAATGTCCTTCATTTACATCAAATACGGTATCATATTATGTAATACCATTAACAAGAACCCCAACACCGACCCCAACAACTAGTTTGGGTGTTACTCCGAGTGCAACACCAACTATAACACCGACAAACACTGTAACCCCAACACATACACCAACAAGTAGTCATACACCAACACCGACAACAACGAGAACACCGACACCAACAAAAAGAGTTAAGAATTTGGCTTATAATGTGTTATCTTGTTGTAGTAGAATTTCAGGTATTATAATATTACCATTAACATTTACTGTTGGCACAACAATTTTAACGACAAGTAATTTATGTATGTCTATTACAGGATATGCCCCAAAAGGTAGTATTCCAACATATACGTGGTCGGGTATGGAATATGGCCAAGGTTGTAACGAATGTTTAAATCGTTATCCTTGTAATCCTATCCCAACTCCGACACCAACCCCTACAAGATGTAATGGTTGTTTAAGTTATGTGTTAGATGGTGGTTTAGGAAGTAGTGGTCACACAGATTTTAGTTATATTCCTTGTGGAGGACAAACATCGGTAACGGTTTCGATAGATAGAACTAATATGTTACCAACAAATAAGGTAACAGTTTGTGGTGAGTGTTATTATGGTGTTTTAATTTTGTCAGGGACTGGTAGTTATTCAATATCGGGGAATTGTCCAACAATCACTCCAACACCAACAACCACACCGACAACAACACCAGCAACCAATTTATGTTTAATAATCACCCCAAAATGTGGTACATATTTTCCAACTGAAGGTAATGGGTTAATAAATGGTAAGAAATTTTGGAACATAACTATTGATAACAACCCAACCTTAATTTATTGGGATAATGTTAATATTTGTTGGGTTGTTAAGAATACGTCAACAAATGAAGAATGTTCTAAATTATATATAGATTCTCAATACCCTATTGGTGATTACACTCAATGGGTATCACCTTCACAAACATCAATGGGTTGTGAATGTTTAACTACGGATAATTACTTTAGTATATCGGCCATTAACTGTTTTACACCAACACCAACACCAACTAATACCGTTACACCAACACGCACTCCAACCCACACTCCAACACCAACAGTAACATCGTCACCATTATTACCAATTGTTGGTTATTTTCAAGATTGTTGTAATGAAAATATAAAATTTAAAGCGGGTTTATTACCTTTTGGGTTAATTTTGGGTGAATCCTATTATGTACAAACCACGGGATACACAGGTTGTACCACTTTTATACCCGAAACACCGGTTTCAGTTCAATACCCAAGTATTATTGTTATAGATGAGGGTGAAAATTGTCAAGTTTGTAATCTTAAAATGTCTATTGTATGTGCAACACCTACACCAACACCAACACCAACAAATACCATCACACCAACAAATACCGTTACACCAACACACACACCAACACCAACTATGACTCCAACTAACACACCAATTGGTTGTATTGATTGTGGTGTTTCAGGATACACATATATAATATCCGAACCAATTATCTATCCATCACCAAGACCAACAAGCACACCGACAAGAACACCAACACAAACCCCGGATAACACAATATACACAATATGGGTTAATATTGAATAATATAAAAATAACGAATTATGTTTACAGAAGAGATAAAAAATAAATTAAGTGAATTATACCAAAATACTCCTGATTATGTGGGGGTTGCATATGGTTATAAAACAGTTCAAGGTGTTGAAACATCTGAGAAATCAATTGTTTTTACCGTTCCAAAAAAGAAACCGTTAAATGAAATTCCGTTAGAGGAACATTTACCGAAATTAGTTGATATTAACGGTGTGGTTTATAAAACAGATATTATTGAAATTAGTGAAGTTGTTACTATGACCGATTCTGTTGTTTGTAACGACCCTTTAATTGACCCAAGTTGTTATACTTGGTCTCCTTTGGGTTCCGTATCTCCATCAAATAGAAATACTTTAAGACCGTTAGTTGGTGGAATATCATTAACATCACAGAATCAATTAGGTACCGTTGGTACCTTGGGACTAATCGTTGTTGATAGTGAAAGTCAAAAATTAGTTGGTTTAACCAATAATCACGTTGTTGTTAAAGATGCGTCATACACTAACGAAAGAAATTTAAGCGGTGTTATTGTGAATGAATATAAAGATATCGCTTACCAAAATGGTGAATCATCAACACCAAATATTGGTAATGTTATTGGTGAAGTTGTTAGATATGTACCAATAAAAAGCCAACCTCAGTTAAATACTGTCGATGGGGCATTAGTTTCATTAAGTGCCAACACACTTAGTAATGTTGAATCATTTAAACAATTGGGTATAAATTATTTACAACCTATGCCATTTGCAACAACAAACGAAATAAATAGTTTGATTGTAACACCAAGAACAATATTAAGTAGTGGTAGAACAACGGGAGCAAAAACCGGAAATTGTGGTATAAAAATAAAACTTTTAGGTGCAACACAAAATGTTGGGGCGTACCCCCTACAAGGTGTGGGTAGAACGGTAACTTTCAACGATTTAATAGTTTTCACAAGATTAAGTGAAACTTGTAATTACCCAATATATCACGGTGACTCAGGGTCTGTTCTTATCGCAGATTTTAATGGTACTTATAAAATAATTGGATTAAATTTTGCTGGTTCAAGTCAAGTTGAAGGTTCATTAACAGATATAGGACAATATGGTTTTGCTTGTAGAATAGATAATGTTGCTTTTGAGTTAGGTATTGAATCGTGGGATGGTAATTCTGTAAATGCTATAACAACAGTTAATAAAATTTTAACACCTAATGGTAGTGATAATAAAACGATTATTGTAAATGGTAAAACATACTGGCAAGTAGGTTTATCAAACCATTTAAACTAAATAAACAAAACAAACAAAATAATTTATGCCTTTTTCATCATCAATTTGTTTAACAAATATTGGAGTATTACCAACCGGGAGTAATTTAAATATTTATTCCAATACTGACTCTTATTCAACACCTTTTCAAACAAACATACCATTATCTCAATTAGATTCAAATTGTCCGTTTATTTTAACTAATATTCCTGATGGAACAACGACTATTAAGTTTGTAGATTCAACCTCTAATTGTTGTTATGAACTCTTACTTTCACCCAACAATTTGTGTGACTTATTCGGAATTCAATTAACAGGTTTTTCATCCACAACAATTAGTCAAATTATTGCAGGTAACTTAATTAGTTCTGTCGGAAACATCACAGATTATATTATAGATTGGTATGGCCCCGATAATAACACAACCGTAGCCTTTACGTCCGGTTATGGAACAGTTTTTGGTCCTTATCAACAAACACATCCGTTTGTTAGAATATCACTCCCCGGATATTATGTACCGATGATTCAAAAAATACGAATTAACGGTATTAATTATTCAATAACCGGTGGAACAGGATTTATTCAAGCAAATATCGATTGTTTGGAAAACCAAACTGTTGAGGTATTTCCATCAACTTGTTCGGGTAATAGAGTAGAACCTATATATTCTTTTTCTGGATATAATAATTATTACTTTTCAAATACCGCAGCGTTTAACACACCACCCGAACCATTATCTATGGGATTTGACCTTGATATAAATTCAAATCATTTTGCGTGGCAATTTCAAGCATACTCAGTTAGCGACACTATTAAAATAACTTTTCACGGAAATAACTACCCAACACCAATTGTCTTAGAATATTATACTGTGGGTCAAGAATACACAGAATTAAATGTTTCTGTTATACCAAAAACAATAAAAGTTGGGGGTGGATTTTTTAAAAAGGTTACAAACCTCTCTAAATTATTGAGAACCGAAAACGATTTTTTAACAATTGAAGTAACACCTAACCCAGTTATAAGTAGAACCAATTGGGAATTATATTTTAAGTGTTTAAACACATTCAACTGTGAAACTTGTTTAGATTCTTTAAGTCCTTATAGATTTATTGATTCAAGTGTGACTATAACTTCATTGGGTTGTAATCTATATAAACTGAGTGCAAATCTATCAGGTTGCACCAATAGTGTGTTACAAAGTAGTGATATTTATAAATATTTAACCGAAAGTTCCGCAATAAACTCGGGGTCATTAAATTCGGAATTTTATGGGTACTGTTCAACACCTAATGGTGAAATTGGGTTTAATTCAACACTAAGTAGTGGTTCAACATCTTGTAATAATTATGGTGTTTGCTCTGTAGATAATACTTCGTGTTCACAACAACCATATATTTGTGATAGTAATCCAGGTGGGTTTATTAGTTTTAATAAAACAAACGCTACTGTAGGAGGTCCCGGAAATATTTACATGGAATTCCAATATTTATCGGATTTAAATTTATATTATCAGTCGTATTTAACTAATGTTTTAAATTATGGGTTAGGAACACCATTTGATAACACAAATATTAATTATTATCGTTATTTCTCTTTGGTTATTCCTATCATACCTTCTAATGACCCTAACAGAACTTGCGCCTCCGATACAGGTAATCAAGCACAATATTCAATTCATACATCAAGTGTTGTAACAACAGGAATCACTGGTAATTTTTATTTTTTAAATATTACTATGCCATTGACGACCTTAGGTATTACTTTTGATTCGTGTGATTTAGGTTGTTTAGACTATGCGGATTCGGCGATTACCATTCTTAATAGTCACTCAATTGGGTCAGGTAATCAATATAGTTTTTATAGTAATGTTGGAGCAAAAAAATTAAACCCAATTTCGCAATATGTAAAACTTGTTAAATATACCTCAGGAGAGGTAAATGCTAATCAACAGTCATTTCTAAGATTAACAAATCTAGTTAATAATACAATTCCGATGTCGGGAGATAGTTACACAATAATACCGTCATTATCGGCACAAACTTGTGATTTTTCGGGTTTTATAAATAATGGTACTTATTTAGGGGTAACCCGTTATGTTAAATATGCGTGGAATTACACCACTAACGTATCATTATTAAATTATTATAATATTTTTACAGTAATTAACGGGTCTCAAGTTTTAATTTATCAATATAATTTAAACACCAACACACTCATATATAAAGACCCCACTTATTTTATTTAACATAATACCTCCCCCAAAAAGGGAGGTTTTTTTTACCCATTTGACTTAATCAATTATTTCCGATATATTTATAGAAACAAGACAAACCTGACTTATGTCGGTGCTAATATGTCACTCAAAAAAAATATATTATGGTAACACAAGAAGAAATTAAGGCGTTTCTAGAAGGAAACGACCCCGAAGAGCACATAGTTGCTATCGAGTATGATTACGTAACTGACGCAATCTACAAAATCAAAGAAATCCCTGGTCAGGGAAAAATAATCAAAAAAGATACATTTACAGCATTTGCTTGGGTTGGAGACCTTAGAGATTTGAATTTTTATTCAAAATCTAAAGACCAACAAAGAGTTGCAATGAAAAAACATGGAATCGTCATTGATAAGTTAGAAACCAAAGGTAATGAGAGATTAGAAAAGGGTCTCAAATTTATGGTTAAATCAATGAAAGGTTACCGTTCACTTATCCAATTCTTCAAAGAGGGTGGTGTTGACCCTTGGGGTGAAAAAACAAAAGGAAAACTTACCGTACTTCCCCCAGTCGAACAATTCCTTATTTCGAGAGAAAAGAGGTTATTTAAGGGGTTTGAGGAGTATAATGATATCACCCGACTCGGATTTGACTTGGAGACGACCGCTTTAGAACCTAAAGATGGTCGTATATTTATGATTGGAATTAAAACCAATAAAGGATACCAAAAAGTTATTGAGTGTGCTGATGAAGACCAAGAGAGAAGAGGTTTAGTAGAATTCTTTAATATTATTGATGAATTAAAACCATCTATTATTGGTGGGTATAATTCAGCAAACTTTGACTGGTTTTGGATATTCGAGAGATGTAAAGCTCTTAACTTAGACATCAAAAAGATAGCTAAATCACTAAATCCAGCAAGACCTATCTCTCAAAAGGATGGTATGTTAAAACTTGCTAACGAGGTGGAAAGATTCTCACAAACTCAATTGTGGGGTTACAATATTATTGATATTATCCACTCAGTTCGTAGAGCCCAAGCAATTAATTCAAGTATTAAATCAGCAGGTCTTAAATACATCACCCAATACATTAAAGCCGAAGCTCCCGACCGAGTTTATATCGACCACTTAGAGATTGGTCCAATGTATGCCAAAAAAGAAGAATATTGGTTAAATGTTGAGAATGGGAAATATAAGAAAGCCGATAATCCAGATTTCAATAACTTAGATACAAGATTCCCTGGTAAATACATTAAAGTAACCGGTGATAATGTTGTTGAGAGATATCTTGATGACGATTTAGAAGAAACCCTAACAGTGGATGATGAGTTCAATCAAGGAACGTTTCTACTTGCGTCAATGGTACCAACAACATACGAGAGAGTTTCCACAATGGGAACGGCAACGATTTGGAGAATGATAATGTTGGCGTTTTCATATAAACATAATTTAGCTATACCTCAAAAAGAAGAGAAGACTGACTTCGTAGGGGGACTTTCAAGACTACTTAAGGTGGGTTACTCTACTGATGTATTAAAACTCGATTATTCTTCTTTATATCCATCTATTCAACTAACTCACGACGTGTTTCCTAAATGCGATGTAATGGGGGGAATGAAAGGGATGTTGGATTACTTTCGTAATGCTCGTATTATGTATAAAAATTTATCATCCGAATATAAAACTATTAACCCAAAGAAATCTTTATCGTATGACCGTAAACAACTCCCTCTGAAGATTTTCATTAACTCTTTATTTGGTGGTTTAAGCGCTCCTCACGTATATGAATGGGGGGAAATGAATAGTGGTGAGAGAATTACTTGTACCGGAAGACAATATCTTCGTCAGATGGTTAAATACTTTGTTAAAAGGGGTTATACTCCTTTAGTTCTCGATACTGATGGGGTTAACTTTAGTTTACCGAAAGAAGGTGTTGAGGATAGAGTCTATATTGGAAAAGGTTTAAATTGGTTGGTTAAAGAGGGTAAAGAATATAGGGGTTATTATGCCGACACCGCAGAATATAACGATTTATTTATGAAAAATTCTATGGGTTTAGATTGTGATGGGACTTGGGATTCTTGTATTAATTTAAGTAGAAAAAATTACGCCACGATGGAGTCCAACGGTAAGATTAAATTAACCGGGAACTCAATTAAATCTAAAAAATTACCACTATATATTGAGGTATTTTTAGATAAAGGCGTGAGATTATTATTGGAGGGAAAAGGACAAGAATTTATTGAGTGGTATTTTGAATATCACCAAAGAATATATAACCAACAAATCCCATTGAAACAAATTGCTCAAAGAGCGAGAGTTAAATTATCTATTGACGATTATAAAAAAAGATGTGGTATGAAAACTAAGGCGGGTTCGTTAATGTCGAGGATGAGTCATATGGAATTGGTAATTAAACACAACTTAAAAGTATCATTAGGTGATGTTATTAGTTATGTTAATAATGGAACTAAAGCCTCTCACGGAGACGTTCAAAAAATAACAAAAAACAATTACACTAAAAAAGAGTTAGATTTATTTACATCCGTGAATGGGATGGAACCTGAAAATAAAACTACCTCAACAATACAACTTAATTGTTATCTGTTAGACCAAACTGAAATTGAAAATAATCCCGAGTTAATAGGTGAGTATAATGTTGCAAGAGCAATCACAACATTTAATAAAAAAGTTGAACCATTATTGATTGTTTTTAACAAGGAGTTACGAGAAAGTTTGTTAATTGCCAATCCAGAAGAGAGAGGGTTTTTCACTAAAACTCAGTGTGAATTAGTTAGTGGGGTTCCAAATAAAGATGTTGACCAAGATAAAATTGAGGATTTATTAACGATAACCGATTTAGAGTTAAAATTTTGGGATAAAGTCGGGGTTAGTCCTGATTATATTTATGATTTAGCAGAACCGGGATGGGAAGAACATATTAACTAAAAATTAAGAATAAAAACCTGACTTTTACATAAAATAAGATATTTATATATATGGGACGACCTAAAAAAGAAGAGAAAGATAAAAAGATTAAAATTGGTATAACAATTGACCGAGAACTTTATAATCAAATTAAAAAAGATAAAATAATGCCTTCCCGAATTATAGAAAAACTAGTTAAAGAATATTATGAAAACAAAAATTTGTAGTAAGTGTAAAGAAGAAAAAGATATTAATATGTTTTATACCGGCAGACCCGAATGTAAAAGTTGTAAATTACTTAGAGATAAATCTTATTATGATTTAAATAAAGAAATAATACTAAATAAAAATAAATTATATTGGGAAAATAATAAAGAAACAATAACAAATAGACATAAAGAATATTGGGAAAATAATAAAGAAAAATGTAAAGACCTTCAAAAAACTTATAGGTTAAATAATGTCGAGAAAGAATCTAATAGACGTAAATTATGGTTAAAATCTAACAAATGTCGAATTAATGATTATAGAAAAAAACAAAGGTTAGAACATCCGACTTATAGATTATCGGAAAATATTAGACGAAGATTAAATACTTTTTTAAAATCAAATAATGTTACTAAAAAAAACAAAACATTTGATATTGTTGGTTGTTCTCCGGAATTCCTTAAAGAGTATTTAGAACAAAAATTTACAGAAGGAATGTCTTGGAAGTTAATGGGACAACACATTCATATCGACCACATAATCCCTTTATCATCGGCAAACACCGAAGAAGAACTATATAAACTTTGTCATTATACAAACCTTCAACCATTATGGGCTTTTGATAATTTAAGTAAGGGAAGTAAAATATTATAAACAGAAAAGGTGTCGTTAGACACCTTTTTTTATTCTAATTTTAAACCATCAGAACTAATAATGTACCAGTTACCCTCAACTCTAAAAAATTCAACCGCGGCACCTCGGTCAATAAATATTTCGTCATATTGTTCGTCAATTAGACCCATCATAGGTAAAATCATTACTTTTGTTAAAGTTTTAATTACAATATGTTCTGTAGTATTTTGGTCTAAAATAATTTTACAATTAGGAACATCTTTAACTAAGATGAATTCTTCACCAATTGTTCTATGTTCCGGGATTGTAATTATTTGAATTGCCGGTTTATTTGGTAGGTTCGACATTGAACCGAATAATTTGTTTCCAATTTTTGTTCTTGTTATAAAAGTCATATAAATTAAATTACGTATATTTGTCTTGGCATTGCTCTAAATCTCAAACTAGTGTTAAGGTCAGTTGCAATTTTGGCCTCTCTCTCCATAACTCGTTCAGGTTTAAGTCTTGTTAATCTACCTTCAGTACCAATTAACTCTTCAATTAACTTTGTTTTTTCGTCTTTAGCTTCAGTCGATAACGATAGATAATCCATTGTTAATTCACTATCCGGTGTTTTGATATTCCCACTAAATTTACCACGAACTCTTGATAATGTTTCCTTCACGTATGCCGTAAACCAACGACGAACCCAAACTTGAGCAGGATTATTTAAATCGACCCAATCAATTCCTTCCAAAGGAACATCTGAAGGTAATTTAATGATATCCGGATTTGATTTTAAACATTTATCTCTATCAGCAGGTCCAGCATCATAATACCAGTACCAAACACGCCCCCTCTTCATAGTTGCTTGACCAAAATCAAATTTACCCCCCGGTGTTTGCATTAAATGTAGAGCCTTTTTTCCTTCAGGTAAAGCGGTGATTTTATAAGTTAAATCTCCGGCAATAATTCTTCTTTGTATGTTATTCTCTTGTAATCTTAATAACATATCAAAAGCTGGCATCATAAACATCGACCCTGACATACCCATTTGTGAAAAACCCCCAGGACCACCTAATCCGGCTGCACCTAAGGAACCAAATGACCAAGGGTCTAGTAATATACTATTAAGTTCTGCGGGTGTATACCACATTACTTCATTAATTTCTCTATTAGCGGGAATTTCGTAAATTTGTTGGTTAGGAACTAACTCAACAAAATCTTTTTTAAGTTCCCAATCACCCCCCGCTTGTAGTCCAACAATTTTGGAGTAGGCGTAAGTATAACGAGTTTCATAATCCAAACTTTTGGTGATGAATGCTCGTGATAATGATTGTGTATCTAAATTTAAATTTGCTAATGATGTCCATTGAGATTCAATTAACCAATCTTGAATATATTGTGAATAATCACTAATTGATAATTCCATTAAACTATCCATCATTTCGTCTTCGATTTCAATTGAACGAAGTGGTGCTCCCAATAAGTGTTTGATTCTTGTGTAAAGTTGGGTTCTTTCCGGTTCTGCAATTCCAGCCATATAGATTTGTGTTTCTATATAAATATCAGCTAAGAGTATAAATTAAATTCTCTTTGTTAAAAACAAAATTACCGTCAATAATTGTTGAATTTTTATTATCAAACACCAAAATTTCTTTATTATTTTTTGAGAAGATTAACCAATCGGTTTTATATTTTTTAACATTACCGGCACCCATAACAAATGTTAAATTTTGTTCTCCGATTAAATGGGTGAATGGTTTGATTTGAGCTGTTTTACGTTCATCATTAATAATTATTTCACAATCAATTCCACCAATCATATCATCACTACTACCTAATTTACCGATAGGGATAACATTATTAACACCGAATTGTTTTTTAAGAATTTCAACTGTTGTGTCTTCTCTTTTTTGACCCCACGCGTGGGTTTGGCCTAACACCATCATAAGTGATTGGAATGTTGAGGAGTTGGTGTTAAAGATTCGGTCTTTATATTGTTCGATTATGTTTATAAATTTTTTAACTTCATTTATTTGAGATAGAGCTGTTTGAAATTTGAAAACAATTATTGGATGTTGCATAGACGACAGGACTTTATTAACATCTCTAAGAAGAACACAGAAACAACTATAGTTTGTGTTTAATTTGTTGATAACGGAACGACCGGGTTGTTCTAAGTCGTATATACCATATGATTCACCTTCGGAATAACCTCCTTTTATGTAGTAGTTTTCTGAGAATACTTCTCTTAAAACATTATTAATTGAGTTTTTAAAGATTTCTTTAACTCGGGGGTTTGTGTTAAAAAGTTGTCTAATTTCTTCAATTTGAATTGGAAGACACTTTTCTGCTTTAGTTTGAATAAGTACTAAAGAAACTTTGTTTTCATTATTTATCATAATAGGCTTGTTTTAATTAAACAACCGAGCTATCCCCGATTGTTTATCTTGTTCATAAGTTCTCCAATAAAATCACCTTTATCTTCAATATTATCCCCCATTACAGTTCCAATATTTAATTTCTTTTGATTTACCATATCGTAAATGATTGCTTCGACACTGTTATCAAAAATTGGGTAATAAACGGATACTGAATTTTTTTGTCCGTATCTGTACGCTCTATCTTCTGCTTGGGCTAAATCACCAGGGACAAATGATAGGTCATTAATAATTACGGCTTCAGCTGCGGTTAGAGTGATACCAACACCTGCGGCCTTTACATTACCAACAAATACTTTAATCTTTTCGTTATCTTGAAATTGGTCCACAGCATATTGTCTTTGAGGTTTTGATGTTGAACCATCTAATCTTACGGCTTGTTTTCCAAAATGGTCGGCAATTCTGTTTAATGTTTCGGTAAAGTTGGTAAAGATAATAACTTTTTTGTCTTGTTCCAAAATATTTTCAGCTAATTCTATCGTATCTTTAATTTTTTCTTCGGCAATCACTTGACGAACCTTCATTAACTTACTGAACTGAACCGTTAGAGATGTTGATTCATCGGGGTTCTTATTATACCAATCGTAGTATTCCCCCATCAATCCTTCATAAAGTTTTGATTTTAATCTTAAATAAACCGGTGTAATAATTTTTTCGGGTAAATCTAAAACTTCCGTTTTCAATCTACGTAAAACTTGTCTTGATGTTCGGTCTCTCAATTCTTCTAAGTTTGATGCTCCAGTAACATTCCATATTTTACGAGTTCCCGCAGTAAATTGATAACCTTGACAATATCTAATGGCATAGGCCATCCAATTATTACTTACCGGACTTTCAACCAACGATAATAGGTTAAAATAATTCATCGGACGGTTAGTCATAGGTGTTCCGGTTAATAACCAAACTCTTTCACATTTTTTAGAAAAACTATTAACCAACTTTGTTCTCGCCGCTTGTCCGTTACTAACATAATGAGCTTCATCTAAGATAATTAAATCAAAATTTCCTTGTGTGATTAAAGAGTTTTCCTTATTTTTGAGGTCATAGAAGTTTTTAAGAATATCGTAATTAACAATTACAAAATCATGCTCAATTGAGAAATTTTTACCCTCAGAAATATAAACACTCCTATCAGAATAGTTTTCAATCTCTCTTTGCCAGTTAATTTTTAAAGATGCCGGACAAATAATAAGTATTTTTTTGGCACCCGTTTCTAAAGCGGCGATAATTGTTGATGTGGTCTTACCTAATCCCATATCATCGGCAAGGATGAATCTTTTAGACCCGGCAAGTTTTTCGATAGCTTCTTTTTGATGTTCTAATGGTGGTCTATGAGAGTATTTTGAATAATCCACAACAATATTCTTAATTGTGTGTGTTTTAATCAAAGCACCTTTCGGTAACCAAAAATCGTGGATAGTTTCGTTCTCCAATATTTTTCCCCAAACGTGGTAGGATTTTTCTTTCTCAACTAATAGCTTTTCTACCCATACCTGTTCGGGGATTTTAAGTAATAATTTTTCGTCGGCAATTTTTTTGGCAAAGTAGGGGTCTAAATCAACCCATCGTTTGGCTACCTTTGGTGTAACTTCGTAATAATTTATTATGTAATCGCATTGAGCTCTTGTAGGAAAAAATCGTTTATTTGATTCCTTTTGAAATTTTAATTTTAAGATGTGGTTGTTTGCTCCCTGATAAGTTCCAAGAAGAGATATTGCTCGTTGTTCTATTGTTAAATTAGAATTATCGGATGTGTTGTTTTCCAAATTTAATCTTTTTATAGAAATATAACACATTTCTCAATATTTATCAATATGAATAATGAACCAATAAACTTTGACCGAGATTATAAGATAATTAAAAGGTATTTAGATATAACTAAACCAAGTGGCGTTTCGGATATTGAGTTTGAATTAAGACCAACAGGTGATAAAGACGAATATTATATGAGTATAATGTATATTGTTCCTGATGGTAGTAAATATTTAAGTTATGTTGTTACTAAAAATGTTGTACGAAATGAGTGGAATTACCAAATAATAAAAGATATTCAAAATTATTTTGGATTAAGGGTGATTATTAATAACTCCGGAACAAGAAGTGAAAAATTTAATTATGAATAATAAAGTACCAATTACAAGAATAGGAAAGTTCTTCGGAGCCGAGGATTTTACATTAGAACAAGATTTTGGTTCTGAATGGTTGCATAATGATATGAACTTTACATTAGTTCTATACCGTGTTGATAGATATAAGACAAAAGCTGATGACGTGTATGGTGAGACATCCGTGGATGGTATCAAGTTTTTACCACCGGTTGAATTTAAAGGATATGTTCAAATTATGGCTCCTGAGAACAAATATTTAGGAACATCTAAAATTGACCAAATGGAACCGGGTAATATGAAAGTATCTGTCTATCAAAGAGATTTGGAAGAATTGGAAATTGATATTAGTTATGGTGATTACATTGGATACTACGAAACTGAAGATAAAGTGAGGTATTACACTGTTAATAACGATGGAAGGGTAACATCAGACAATAAACATACAATTGGGGGTTATAAACCGTTCTATAGAACTATTATGGCATCTCCGGTTACAAATAACGAATTTAGAGGATTATAATGAAAGTAGTAATAACAGAGAGTAGGTTATTTGACGCAATATATAATTATATCGATAATATGTATGATGTTTCCGAACTTACTTTAAAACACCCTGAAGTTTGGGACGATGAAGAAATGTCGGAGATTGAAAACTCATATGTAACAGATTTCTACGATTATAATGAAAATTTAATATTTAGTTATTTTGAAAAAGAATATTACGGTAATGATATTGGTAGTAAATTTTTTAAAGATTCTGCACCAATTTTAGAGGTTAATGGATACGATTGGCAAAGATTAACTAGTATGTTTGGCAATAATTGGAAGGAACCAATGAAAAAATCATTTGAAGATAAATTTGGATTACCGGTTAATACCGTAACAATAGAATAATAAAACAATAAAATGGGTTTACCAAACAAAATAAAAAAAAATATACCACTAACGGAGTCCAAAACTCTTTTACCAAGAAGACACGAACTTTTGGATAAAATCAATAAAGACGGAACTTATCTTCCCAAATCTTTATTGCATGCCGACTTAGATAGAGGTTTTTTAGATTTTGTTAAAGACGATTTAAAAGTTGTTGTTGAAGGTAAAACTATTCCAACGGTAGATATTTTAATTACCACTCAGAATTGGGCTCAATTCACTGAAACTTGGAATTTCCAAAATATAGATAAAAACGCTGAACCCCCATTTATAACTGTTGTTAGAACGCCTGAAGTTAAATTTGGGACTAATCCGGCAGTTTTATATAACATACCAAATAGAAGACAATATTTTTACGCTCAAGTTCCAACATTTGACGGACAAAGAAATGGTATGGATGTTTATACTATACCTCAACCGGTTCCGGTAGATATTACCTATTCTGTTAAAATTATTTGTAATAGAATGAGAGAATTAAATAAACTTAATCAAATTATTCTTGAGAAGTTTGCATCAAGACAGGCATATGCGGTAATTAAGGGTCATTATATTCCTATTGTTATGGGTAATATTGCTGACGAATCGGTATTTGATGTTGAAAAAAGAAAGTATTACATTCAAACATATGAATTTACTATGTTGGGGTTTTTAATTGATGAAGACGAATTTGAGGTTTCTCCGGCAATAACAAGGGTATTACAGGTTGTTGAGATTGAAAAAAAGACGACAAGACGTAATAAGAAAAAACCTATTGAAGAAGGTCCTGGAAATCAAGCGTTGTTTTTAGTTGGTAATACAACTCTAACACAACTGTTTAGTTATGTTGTTGATATTAAAATTGGTGAAATAGTTAATATAAGTTCGTTTGATGTTTATATCAACGATGATTATTATGGGACCGATTTGATTTTAATACAAATTAACTCTGGTGATGTTCTAAGGTTAGATATTGTTAAAAATGATAACCTATTAGAATCTACAATTCAGTTTATTGATAAGATATTTTAATCCTCACCATAGATATCCTTTGTTGGTTTGCATTTTTCAACAATTAGTCGTTCTAAAAAACGATACATTTTAATTCCCTTCTTTTCGCAGTAGTTTTTAAGAATCTCGTGTGATTCCACCGATATCTTTAAATTTTTAATCTTTTTGATGTCTTTATCCATAAGTAGAAAAAAGGTAGAAAATAATCTCCCTAAAATATAAATAGTTGCTACGAAGTAAAGTATTTTGGTTTTTTTTTAATATTTATATATAAATAAAATTATAAACAAGACAAACTAATGGCAACAAACAGCAAAGTATTCGTATCTCCCGGGGTATATACTTCCGAAGTTGATTTAAGTTTCGTAGCACAAAGTGTGGGTGTAACCACATTAGGTATCGTTGGTGAGACACAAAAAGGTCCCGCTTTTGAACCAATCTTTATACGTAACTTCGATGAATTCTCAACTTTTTTTGGGGGAACATCCCCTGAGAAGTTTATCAATACACAAATACCGAAGTATGAAGCATCATATATCGCAAAGGCTTACTTACAACAATCTAATCAATTGTTTGTTACGAGAATTTTGGGGTTATCAGGATATGATGCAGGACCATCTTGGTCTTTTAAAACAATCGCTAATGTTGATAAATCAACAGTAGGGTTTAAGTGTTCTGGAACAACATATGATGTAACATTATGTGCGGATGTATGTACGGGTTATACTATAACACCATTTACATTTACTTTCACAGGATGTAACAGTAATATAAATACGATTGGATTATCGGGGGTAACTAGTTATATATCAAGTAATTTAAATGATACTTACGAAACATTTAATGGAAGTACCTCAACAATATCTGATAATATTAAAACACAATTATTTAATATTATTAGTATTCCAAGTACTTCAGCAACATCAATTAACTACTACGGGACAATTTCAGGTTCTGATTATAACACATTAAGTACTACATACACAAGTGAAACTAATGTTTATGGTGTTGATAGTGTAAGTTCAACAAATGCGGACTATACTGATGCAAATAATGACCCTTGGTATTACTCTTTATTTGATAATACTAATGGTTCATATAGTGGTTTTTCATTTTATAATGTTGTTAGTGATTTAACTCAAACTTCAACATCTTCAAACTGTGCAACATTCTATTCATTATCAGTTAGTTCTGCAACGGTATCAAATACTGTAGGTAGTATAAACTATAATACTAATACTATTGATGTTGTGTTACCATCAGGAACACCAACATCTGGTTTAACGGCATTAACAGTTATGTTTAGTGCTTGTACAACAAATGTTAAGGTTAGTGGTGTTACACAACAAAGTTCAGGTAGTACTCAAAACTTTTCAGCGGGAACTAAACAATATGTTTTAGTGTCCCAAGATAGTGGAACAACGAATAATTGGACCGTTAATGTTACGGTTGATAATCCTTGTAATCCAGCGACAACAGGTCATACAGGTTCTCATAATACCGGAACAATAACTACTTGTTATAGTGGTACGGTTAGTGGTAAAATTTATGTTTATTCAGGTGTCTCTTATACTGATTTTGACGATATGGTTATTGCAACACTTCGTTCAAGAGGTATTGCAACATATAGTACTGATAGTAATGGTCCTGCTTATGAAGTTACAGGATTAACAGATGTTACTATTGATTGTGTTACTTCAACATATTCAAACATTGCTAAAAACCCATTTGCGGAATTTGGTCTTAATGTTATAGATAAAGATGGTAATAGTTTCTTCTTTGAAACATCATTTAGTGAATCGGATTCTAAATACTTACCAAAAGTGTTTGGTTCTTCTAATTTCTCTAAACCAAGAACAACAGTACCATTATTTGTTGAGGAAAAATTTCAAACATTATTGAACTACGGTTATAATAAAGGATATATTAAAGGTTTAAGTTGTGACTTACTATCATTACCTAGAGCTAATTCAAATGTTAATTCCTCGTCATCTATAGCATATTACTTAGAAAAATATCAAACACCGGTTTCACCGTGGATTGTTTCTGAAGTTAGAGGTAGTAAAGTATATAACTTATTTAGATTTACAACCATTTCTGACGGTAATGGTGCAAATACGGAAGTTAAAATATCAATATCTAATATGTCTTTTAATAATTTAACATTTGACGTGTTAGTTAGAGATTTTTATGATACCGATAATAATCCGGTAGTAATTGAGAAATTTACTAATTGTACTATGGATTCTAATAGTAATTCATTTGTGGGACAAAAAATTGGAACAACAGATGGTGAATACGCATTAAATTCAAAATACATAATGGTAGAAATGAATGAAGATGCACCTATTGATACATTACCTTGTGGTTTTCAAGGATTTAAATTTAGACAATATGGTTCATCAAATTCCCCATTTCCAATTTATAAAACTAAATACGATTATCCGGGAGAAGTGGTTTTTGACCCACCATTTGGATTAAGTTCAGGAAGTAACAACTCAACTTTAAGTCCGGGTGATAATGTTCGTAAAACATATTTAGGTATTTCTACAGGAAATGGTGCTGGTTTTGACGTTGATTTCTTCCAATATAAAGGAAAACAAAGACCTTTAAATTTATGTATTGATAGTGATGCTGCTGAATGGATAACATTAACTAAAGGTTATCATATGGATAAAAACGCAAGTGGTATAACAATTTCTAATAGTTATACAACTAGTGGAACTTCAGCATATTATGTTGGTGACGCTACATTCACAACAGACCCTTCAGACGAAACAAGTCCTTATTACAGAATATATTCTCGTAAGTTCTCAGTATTAGTTCAAGGAGGTTTTGATGGTTGGGATATCTATAGAGAATCAAGAACAAATACCGACACATTTAAGTTAGGTAGAAGAGGTTACTTAAACGGTGCTTGTCAGGACATTAAATATCCTACAGCAACAGGTTGGGGAGCATTTAAACAAATTAAAGTTGGAAATAATACTGTTGATTGGGGTAACTCTGATTACTACGCTTATTTATTAGGACAACAAACATTCTCAAATCCTGAAGCAGTTAATATTAATTTATTTGTTACACCAGGTATTGATTATACTAATAATTCTGATTTAGTTGGGGATGCAATTGAAATGATTGAGTTCAATAGAGCTGATTCATTATACATTTGTACGACTGCTGATAGTAATTTATTTTTACCAACACCTGATACCGCTGGTTTAATTTACCCTCAAGAAGCTGTTAATGTTTTGGACGATAGTGGTGTAGATTCTAATTATACAGCAACTTATTATCCTTGGGTATTAACTAGAGATAGTGTTAATAATACACAAATCTATTTACCACCAACGGCAGAAGTTGTAAGAAACTTGGCATTAACCGATAACATTGCGTTCCCTTGGTTCGCGGCAGCAGGTTATACAAGAGGTATTGTAAATGCTATCAAAGCGAGAAAGAAACTTACTCAAGAAGATAGAGATGTCCTTTATCAAGGTCGTATCAACCCAATCGCCACTTTTTCTGATGTTGGTACCGTAATTTGGGGTAATAAAACTCTTCAAGTAGCACAATCCGCTCTTGATAGAATAAATGTGAGAAGATTATTACTTCAAGCTCGTAAATTGATTTCAGCAGTATCTGTAAGATTATTGTTTGAACAAAACGACCAAAAAGTAAGACAAGATTTCTTAGATGCTGTTAATCCTATCTTGGACGCTATCAGAAGAGATAGAGGTTTATATGATTTCCGAGTTACAGTATCTTCAGACACTGCTGATTTAGATAGAAATCAAATGACAGGTAAGATTTATATCAAACCAACCAAATCATTAGAATTTATAGACATTACGTTCTATATTACTCCAACCGGAGCTTCTTTTGAAAATATATAATAAAAAAATTATGACCCATTGTAATAGTGGGTCATAATTAAGCCTTAATTAAAAATTATGTTAAAAAATAGAATTGTAGAGGGTATTGACGAAACAGGTGCTCCGGATGAAAAATATTACGCTTTTGATTGGGACGATAATATTGTTTCTATGCCGACAAAGATAATATTAAAAGATGAAGATGGTGATGAGGTTGGAATGTCAACTGAAGATTTTGCAACATATCGAGAAGAAATTGGTAAAGAACCAGTTGAGTTTGAAGGACACACTATTGTTGGGTTCTCTAACGACCCTTTTAGATGGTTTGGAACTAAAGGTGATAAACAATTTATTGTTGATTCAATGACCGCAAAACCAGGTCCTGCTTGGCCGGATTTTGTTGAAGCAATTAATAATGGTTCAATATTCTCAATCGTAACAGCAAGAGGGCATACACCTTCAGTTTTAAAAGAGGCTTGTTACAATTATATTGTATCTAATTTCAACGGTATTAATTCTAATGAATTAGTTAGAAATTTAGAAAAATATAGAGATTTAACGGATGAAGAAAACACATCTAAAAGAGAAATGATTAGAGAATATTTAGATTTATGTCGTTTTTATCCTGTAACTTATGGAGAAGGTTCCGCAACAAATCCTGAACAAGGTAAAATCAAAGCATTAGATGAGTTTGTTGAGTATGTTAAAGATATATCTAACTATATTCAAAAAGAAGCATTTTTAAAAAATAAAATAAATAATTATTTTGTACCTAAAATAGGTTTTTCAGATGACGACTTAAAAAATGTGGATGTAGTGAAAAAACATTTTGAACAAGACCCAGAAAATATTATTAAAACATATTCAACCGCTGGAGGAATTAAAAAAGAATATTAAAATATTTATAAATAAAAATTATTAAATAAAAATTATTAAATAAACTATTAATATAAAAACTAGGATTTCTAGAATGATAGATATTTTAATTCTAAAAGTCAAGTAAAAAAAATTAAATAGGTAATATTTATAATAAACAAGATAAAAAATAAAAATTAAAAAAACAAATAGAAAATGGCTGATTTATTAATGAAAATGCCCATACCGTATGAACCGAAAAGACAAAATAGGTTTATTGTACGATTCCCTTCTACATTAGGGATTAACGAATGGTTCGTAGAATCTGCCGCTAGACCACACATAACAATCAAAGACGTTGAAATACCTTTTTTAAATACTTCAACTTATGTTGCTGGTAGATTTACTTGGGGTACTATGAATGTTAAATTCCGTGACCCAATTGGACCTTCAGCGTCACAAGCTCTTATGGAGTGGGTTCGTTTATGTGCTGAGTCTGTTACAGGTCGTATGGGGTATGCTGCGGGATACAAAAAAAATATTGACCTTGAGATGTTAGACCCAACAGGTGTTGTTGTGGAAAAATGGATTTTAGAAGGTTCTTGGTTAAGTGATGTTAATTTTGACGCTTTACAGTATAGTTCAGACCAATTAGCAACAATTTCAACAACTATTCGTATGGATAGATGTGTATTAGTTTATTAATTTATAAAAATTAAAATAAAATACCCCTACATTTAATTATGTGGGGGTATTTTATTTATATTAAAAAAATATATCGTATTATTTATAATAAAAACAAAATTATATGGAACAAAGTTTAATAGATGCTGGAACACAAAATTTCAGCTTACCACACGATATGGTTCAATTACCGACAGATGGGGTTTTTTATAAATCAAAAAAGAAAGCGGTTAAAATTGGTTATTTAACAGCAAATGATGAAAATTATTTAATTGGTGCTGGTCGTAGTAGTGAAAACATTATTTTAAAATTATTGAGAAATAAAATGTACGAACACGACTTACGTCCTGAAGAACTTTTAGATGGTGATGTTGAGGCAATATTAATCTTTTTAAGAAATACTTCTTTTGGTTCAGAATATAGTCTTAATTTAATTGACCCAGGAACTGATAAACCATTTGTTGGTACAATTACTTTAGATGAGTTAAATTTTAGAAAAACGAATGTTAAACCGGATGAAGATGGTACATTTACCACTAAATTACCAAAAACTGGTGTTACAGTAAAATTAAAACCAACAAC